GTCGGACATGATAACGCAGACGGATACGTTTATCTCTTTGTTTACCGCTTTTTTAATTTCGGAGAAAATCAATTGGTCGATATTGTCGATGGCAAGGCGGCATGGACGCGGCGCATTATCCGTCTGCTCCGGCAGAATTATCGTAAACGCCGCCGCGATAAATTTCTCGCCGCGGGAAGTGACGTGCTGGTTGTTATCAACGAACCGTAAAACAACCAAAGGGTGTCCTGCGCCGCCGGACACTTCGATTTTCAAAAGATGCAGAAAAACTTTTTCAGTTTCCGGCGCGAGGACGGCTTCGGTTGCGGACGGGGATAATCGGCTCATAGACGCTCCAAAGGCAGAGTTACTTCCCACAATCCGCCGATTTCTGTCACGGTATAATCTTCCGTAAAGCGGAACTCCGCTTCTTTTTGTGTAATCGGATCCTTGTAATTAAACCGCAGGACTCCATCGGCAAGCATTGTATGATAAAACTGTTCGAACACATCCAGTTCAAGAGTGTCAAATCGTTGTTTTCCTGAATACTTTACCGTACGCGCGGTATAACGCCGCCGCGCTTTCTTTGCTCCCGCGTCCATTGTTGTGCGTATAACATTACTTTGCGGCTGAATGCTCAATCCCTCCGCGAGGAATTCTGCCGGCAATAAATCAGGCCAAAATATATCCGCCATATTAAACTCCTACAGGACGTGAACCGTAACGCCCTGCCATCACGCGGTCGGCTTTTCCGGATGCGACATGGCGGTTGAACATATCCCCAAAATAAATATCAAACTGACGGCTTCCGTCCGCGCCCTCGGTTTCTTCTTTTCGTACTTCCGTACCGGGAGGGGTATACACATTTATTACAACAGATGATCCCTTCCCCGATGTTTGTACGCCGAGGTCTCCGTTAGGCATACGAGTGAGCGGCATAATCGCTTCGGGACCCTCCTCGCCCATTAGTCCGCGATCGAAATTGTCTCCGTATCTGAAATGCGTGGGAGCGCTTACGATTTGATTCGTAAATGTACCGCCGGCGGCAAAGGCGCGAGCCGCTTGTCCGTATTCATCAAACACGCCGCCCTTCGCGTATTCGTTCGCTTCTTTGCTTGCTCGCTCTCTATTTATTTTCCCGTCTACAAAACCGGCTGTAATCGCGCTTGCTCCCGCTGCGGCGATAAAAGCGAGTCCCATCGGCCACTGTCCGCTTGCGATAAGTTGTAACCCCGCCTGCAGAAAAAGCATCGGCAATTGGTTGAGGATTTGCTGTCCCATCGCAGCAAGAGCGCGGCTCATGGATTCCGCAGCATCTTCGCCTTCGCCCAAGGCACGCCCGAACTCCTCAAAGCCGGAGAGAGCTGCGGAAGCGGAAAGATTTGCTAACGACGCCGCCAAGTCACCAATTACAATCGCGCCCTGTAAACTAAATCCTTTTAAATCCATGAGCGCCAATGCAAGTTTACCTGATAATTCTTGCTGAAAGTCTTTTATTAAAGCCCGGGCTTCTGCAAGTTTTTCTGTTTCTATTTCAATATCATATTTTATTTTGATATCATTACGCATATCTTCAAAGCTTTTTTGTATAGCGGCTATTTCTTCGCCGGTATATTCCGCGGAAAAAATTCTTTTCTGTTCCAGTTCCGCCAGCGCTTTAAGTTCTTCGCTTTTTTGATATTCGAGGTCATCAATTTTTGTTTTAGATAACGCGACCGCAAGGCGTTTTTCCTCATCTGCAAGCTGCCTTATTATCTTCTCTCGTTCTTCCGCGTAATATGTATTAATCTGATCGAGGGTTTCTGTATTGGCGCTACGGATATAATTATTGTAAGCGTCTGCCTGCTTTTTTTCCTGTTCAAGATTAATTTGATAAAACGGGTTATTTGCCTGATCTGCCTGAAATTGTCCGTATACTTCTGCCCAGGCTTTTTTCCAGTCAGATGCCATTTTATTTATATCCGGTCCTTTGTTTAATATTTTTGAAAGTTCTTGATTAAGATTATTTATAATTGCTTGTAATTGTGATTGTTCGCCGCTGCCAGGATTAGGATCGGTTAAGTATTTTCTGGCACGATCTAATTGTTCGTTTATTTGCTTAACTTTTGTTTCATCGGCTCCCGCCAGCATTGTTTCAATAAATTTTGTACGCCTCTCCGCAAGCGTGTTGTATAGAGCTTCTAATTTACCGGCTTCTAATTCAAATTGCCCTATTCCAAGTATTCTGAATTGTCCTACTTCAATATTTTCTATTTCAGATAGCAACTCTTTTATATCATTTCTTAATTGTTCATCAGTCATATCTTGGAGAGCTTGCGTATATCGAATAACGGCGTCCGCAGCATCATTAATTGCATCTTTTTGTTTTCTTTGTTGATACGCGGCATTTTCTGCTTCTCGCGCTGCATTTTGATTTTTTGCTGCCATTGCCGTATAACCCGCGGCCAATCCTGCCACAGCGATAGTCGATGCCAGCACCACAGGGTTAAGCGCGCCGATGGCGAAGTTAAGGCTCATCTGCGCGGCAAAGGCGACGCCTGCTTTTATAGCCATCGCCGCAAGATATCCGGTAATTGCCACGATTGCAGCAGTAAGCAAACCTTTCAACAATGGGCTTTCGTTTATTGCATTTGTAATTTCTGTCAACGCACTTACGACGGCAATCGCTGCGGGCATCAGCATGTCGCCGAATGACGCGGCTAATGTGTTAACAGCTTCGCTCAAACCTTCCTGCATTGCAGTAAGACTTTGAGATGCCAGCTCCATACCGCCGAAATATTGGCCGCCGGCAGCCGTAAGATCATCCAGAGCTTTGGAGAAATCGGAGAAACTTATTTGTCCTTTACTGGACATCTCCATTATCTCCGCGGTAGTTACATTAAAATTATTTGCAAGAGCATCCAGTATAGGTACGCCCTGATTAAGGTATGTATTAAGCACCTGCATATCGGCTTTGCCTTTAGCCGAGGCCATCGAAAAGGCGTGAATATAACTTGTTAATTTTTGAGAATTACCCTGCGACAGGTCTCCGAATTTAGTAAGCTGATTTTGCAAATCTGCCAGAGGGACTTTAGCGGCAACTAAAACATTCGTTGCCTGGGTAAGCGTATCAAGATCGAACGGCGTAACGTCATTAAACGCCTTTATCTCATTGAATAATCCGGCGCCCGCTTCCATGTCGCCAAGTAAAATTCCAAACTGATTTTTTGCTGTCTGAAAATTATCCGCGGTTTGAAGCGCGAAAGCGCCCATGTCTTTAATGAATGAAAGCGCTTTGGCTGCGGCTGCTACATCTGCTAAACTTCCAAGTGCCCTAAATATATCGTTAATGCTTTTGGATGTATCTTTGGCGGCGTTTTCCGCTTCTTTAAAAGATTGTTTAAGCGCCTCTCCTTCGCTCTTTGCGAATTTTCCGGCTTCGTCGGCAAGTCCCTTCACCTCGCCCTTGAGCGCGGATACAATGCGAGCGGCTTCTTCCGCGGCGATGCGTATCTGCAACTCAAGGGTTTTATCTGCCATACTTCTTTTGATCCTCCATATCTTGCTGTTTTTGCTGTTCTTGTTCGCGCTTTTCCTCGTCTACTTTGTACCGTTCGACTTTCAAAACAGATATCGCCTGTATTATCCACGCAGGCTGTTCTGCCCATCCGCCCGCGAACGGCAAGCAGCCAAGGTTTTCGCTTGTATAAAAAACATTTAGCGCAAGAATAAATTCTTCGGTTATATACGATGCCGCATCCTTAACCGGAATAAAAACATCCTGCCCGCTCTCATCCTTAACACGCGTATTCCAGGGCGGGTCGCGCCCCGGACATACGCACGCATTATGCTTACCGGCGCGGTATACCCGGTAAGCAATTTTCAGTTTTTTTCGTTAATGTTCGCTTCGTCAAGAATGCGATCAAATTCTTTGACAATTTCTTTTAAAAGCGGCTCAAAAACAAGAGGCGCATCGATAAGCTGCTGCGCATTAATAATTTTTTGTTCAACGCTCTCGCCTTCGCCGTATGAGCAATTGGAGATGGAGATAAGCATTTCTTTTAAAGTAGAAAGCTCGTCTTTATCTACGGTAATCTCCATTTTTTCAACTTTACCGTTTGGATCCGCAATGCCCTTTGCGTGTGTTTTACTGCGGCAGCGGCTTTTTATCGCAAGGGTTGGCTGGCGGTAACGCACGGTGATCTGTTCGGTTACTGCCAGTTCTTTGTTTTTGTTGAATTCGGGAATAAATGTCCCTTCTTTTGAAATTGAAAGTTTCATGTTTACTCCTTCTCTTACGATTCAAGCGAATAGAACACCGGATCCATTCCGGTGAGCCTTCCTGACGCGTCATAAGACTGCGCGCTTCCTGATTGTCCGCCGAGCTTGACGTTGAATAAGAAAATATTTGCAAATACAAAATCGTCTGATTCGCCGGGCGTTGCCGATTTATTTACAAAACCAAGAATAAAAAGAGAACGGTTTGCTTCATCGCTGACAATGAAGGTTCCGTCTTTTTTCTTTATGATGAGCTGCATGCTGCGATTAATCGCGCCGCCTTGCTGATCTGATTCGCCGACAGTAAAAATTGAAGACAGAGAAAATTGCGCGTCTTTTTTTCCAAGTCGATATTTTCGGAACTGGTCATTAAGACGCGTTACATCAATTTCATTCTGTGTTATAGATAAACTCCAGCTGCTGCAATCCGCGATGTGATTAAGCTTCAACATTTGAAATTTATCGCCGGTTGCGGGTACTTCTGTACCTGATGCCGGGAATAACTTGCCTGTGGTAAACCCATCGGGGAATATAGTGTCTTCACCGTCAATCGCCGTAATGATACACATATATTGGCCTGCAACTTTTTCAAGTTTAGCAGCTTCTACCAATTCGGTAATGGTTTTTGTTCCATCTCCGGAGAATTCGGTTTCGCTTAAATCTCCCGTGAAGATCATGCTGTCATCACCGATAAGAACCTTTTGATTTTTATCCATGTTTTAACTCCATTTTTACCGGGCGTTTCCGGCTGGTTGATTTCCTGCACCGGAATTCTTTTCTGATGCAGCCTTGGACGCTGCGCTTTTAAGCGAACCGTCCCCTTTGACCTTGCGGGTTTTTCCGTCTTTGGTCTCGTACCTTGTTACGTGTACACCCATTATTCTTCTCCTTGTTAACCTCTGCTTTGTGCGGCTGTATAGCCGCGCATTAAAATCGAAAATGAAACTATGTTTCATTAGGGAATGTTATTATTACGATTCGATCGTCCTGTACGTCCTGCACTTTTATCGAATCCGGACTGTCTATAAAGCTGTTCTCCTCGCTGATGTATTGCGTAATACGGCTGTTTGGAATTTTTACAGGACCCCATTCTTCAGTTTTTTCGAGCCTTAGAGTTGCGCCGCCAATCAAATAATCGTCAAGCGCTTCAATGGCTTCGGTTGCCTGTTTAAGTCCTGTCATGCTTTCCGCTCTGCCGCAAACCGATACACGCACGCGAAGGGTTCTACTATTTTTTGCTGCAGGTACAGCGTCAGGTATAAATGTTTTAAGAAGACTTACCTTGATAATGACACCGGCTTCATCGATAGAGGACGGCGTAATCACAACTTTAGTTTTAAAGCTGCTTGTACTGCTCACATTGCGTTCAAGCTGTTTAGCGAACATTTCCAAAGCTTCATAACTGGTCAAGCGCACTTCCAACCTCCTGCATTAAAATCTTCATGTCGTTATCTGTAAGAAAGAAAAACGGACGCGCCGGAATCTCTACAGACTTTTTCAGGTAATAAATTACCGTGTTCACATATTGAAGCTGCCCCGATTCGTTTCGTTTTTTCTTTTTTGAACGAAAAACCATTGTTCTACCTATACGAAAAACAGAATAACCTTCGGCTTTAAGCCCTCGAATGACATCCGTCGGGCTGTAACCGTAACTCCGCTGTAATTGTCTGGTTCCCGCGGCAGGTATCCAAAGCCAATTTTTCTTTGCATGTATAACACCGCCGTTGTTTTGTATCGCGGCATACGGTTTGTTAGTTCCGACACTTACCGTCTTATCGTCAATCACTTTAAAAGTAATTGAATCACGCAAACCGCCTGTGTCCTGCAAGGGGCGTCCCGGGCCTCGATACGCCACAGTTGCAGGTGACAATGGCGCGAAGCCGTCTCCTTTATGTATCTTGCCGCGTATCATGTCCGCAGCCATGGCGCCGATTGTTTCAAGCTTCGCAGGCTGTTTTAAAGACGCGGCAAGCCTGTCTAAGGCTTCTAATGCCATTAGGCATTTCTCCATGCGTCTTTAAAACCCTTACGCGGCGGCGGTTTCGCTACAGCGGCAGCCGTTCCTTTTTCCGGCGCCGTATCGGCTTCGGGAAAATCTCCCCATGCAGCGCGGATAATATCACGCGCTTTTATTCGATACTCTTTCCCGGCTTCCTCATGACCTAACGCTATGTGCAATTCGTAAATGGTATGTATCAACACACATTCACGCACCACACTGTCATTAAAGTTATAAGGCACGCTTAAACGGCGAAGGACAGTACCCATATAGATTACCGCCCGGGAGATCGCTCCCCAGAC